CTGCGGGCCGAGCTCGCCGTCCTCGGCAATGTCATCGGAAGCGGGGTGGGGAGAAGGCGCGGGAGAGGGGTGGCCGGCGATCAAGTCATACTGAGCCTGCATCTCGGCGACGATCGTCTCGAAGTGACTCATGACAAACGGTCCGGGGCAGTCGGTCGAAGACCAGTGCTGATGCGGGAAGACGTTGGACAGGCTGGGTCGGGTGCCGATCTCGTGGAAGAAGAGCCATGCTCCGAGATGGGCCGCAGACTTCCAGGTGGCATCGCCGACGACCCAGTTGGGCGCTCCGGTCTCGTCCGTCATCTCGATGCTGATGCTGGTGATGTTGCCCTCGGTGTTGCCCGTGGCCCAGGCGTACTCGTCGACCTTGACGAACTGGGCGACATCGCCGGCGGAGTTCACATCGAAGTGGGCGGAAGCCTCGCGAGTTCTCCAGGTGTTCAGGATCTCGTCGAAACTGACGTTGACACCGCCGTTGTGGTGCAGAGTGACGGAAGTCTTCTTCGCCGTGCTGTGGGTCACGTGACCCGTCTCGCTGAGCCGGTCGACGTAATCCGCAATTGGGCGGTCGTAGACGATCGTAGTCATGTTTTCCTTTCCTACCAAAGTTTCGTGTCGCCCGGCCTGCGTTCGACGAACGGGCGAAGCAGTTGACTTTCGTCGCCGTAATGTATGGCGTTGTGCGTTCTATGTGTTACAGAGATCAAGTACTCGGGGTCTAAGATCCTTGAGTCTCCGTCTACGATTTCGCTCAACCTCATCGGATTCATGTGGTGAATGTAGATTCGGTCATGGATATCGTAACCTTCTACACCCAGATCGCAACCATTATCACGAACGATGATGTCGTTTCGTATTTGTCGCCATTCTCTGGATGTATAAAACTGTTGATTGACATATCTGTCGAATCCGAAAGTCGTATCCCCAACTCTGCCTCGTAAAGAAAGATATCCGAACCTTTCCTCAAATGTCTCCAGTCGGCGGAGTTCTGAATAAGTTCTAACCATCGTATTCATCCTCAAGATCCATGGGATCCTGGCCAGAATATGTTCGCATGGCGTTTAGCGCCTGCTTGTAAAGCTCTTCGGTCTTCTTTTGAGATTCGAGAGCTTCGACTTTCACTCGTGCGAGTTCATTCTCATGTCGAAGTCTCTCTTGCTCCAACACTTCTCTTGATGAACCCAACTTTAAGAAGTGTGTTGTCTCCTGAGAGGTGGCGCTCCCCTCTCTTAACCGCTTCTCGACGAGGTCGTAAGCCAGTGAAACCAGATGATTCTCTCGGCCTTCAGGGGTTGTCGCTGGTCTACTGCGCTTAGAACCCGCACCCCGGCTCGAAGTGACCACGTTTACAACCCCTTTCCTCACGCTTAGAAGCCCTTCTGGAGAACTTTCCGCCGGACCAAGATCACAAACACCCCACTTTTTGTCCCTCCGGGGCTATTTTTGGTGGCCGGGCGATGCAGGCGGGGGGTCTAATTTGCGACACCCCTCCCCCGGTCTCAAGGGACTCGTGGAGGACCCGTGGCGCGACGAGTCATTATGTTAGGACAAGGAAAGTAAAAGTATGTCGATTGCCAAGCAGACAATCAGCCAACCGACAGACCAACACCTGATCTGTCAATCGACTGACTGCCTACTGGCAAGCGGCATGGTGTGGTAGTGCGTTCAATCAGACTGGCTCGTTTACTACTACGGATGGAACGACAACCATCTTGTAAAGTCCACCGTTCTCATCCACAATGTCTTGCATAGCCTGTTCGTATGCAAGACTCTGATCTGCTTCGGACAGTTCGTCTGATGTTCTTACCACACGACCCAGATACGCCAGCGTATTGTAGCCAGCTGCTTGATCCCAGATGTTCCACTCATTGTATTGAGTCACTGGATCGAATGGGTTGTCCACTGTGGTAAGCATGTGTTCATCTGTCATGCATCACCTTCAGTAAGACTACGTTTCAGGGTCGTGACAGAAACGCCAAGCTGTTCGGCGACCTGTGCTTGAGTGTAACCGTTCTGAAGCATTGTGATGGCACGGCGCATTCCGTTGACATCCAACTTCTGACGAGACTTCGGTGTTGCCAGTTGCTTAATGGCATCGAGGTCTGCGTTGTTCAAGATCTGCGTCAACTTGTGGTTAGTGATAGCGCCGGCCTGAATGGCGGCCCATTCATCGTCCGTGATTTCGATACGGGTCTTCTTAGCCCCGGTACGAAGACGGGCTTCAGTTAGGGCCTGTGCTTTGAGCTTCTTGATGTCCGACGGTTCCAGATCTGGGTTGGCTTGAATTTTCTGCCTAATCACAGTGTTCGCTATGATCTGCGCCTGACGTTCCAACGGACTGTTCCTCAATGCCAGATTAAGCTTGGCTTCGAGGGACTTGACTTGATCTGCGTACTTGGCTTTCGCTTCAGGCGAATACGAGATAGGCTTGATGTTGCTGGCTTCAAGCCTGGCTTTGTTTGCCAGACCTTTCAGCGTATTCGAGTGATCCGCGTAGATCTTCTCGATAGGTGTTCCAGACGACAAGGTATGTGCGTTGTTGGTTTCGGCCAAACGCTTTGACTTGAATGTGCGAGGAACTTCTTTGCCATAGCGGTTGGTGAATGTCGCGCCGGTGGGAACGAATACTTTCTCGCCGGTCTTCTTGTCGATCGGTCCGCCCTCGGATACAGGACGAGGCTTTCTTTCAGGAACATGCACTTCTGCACCAGCTCTCGAGATGAGAGTCGATGCGCCAGCGTTCTTCCTACCTTGATACTTCTCTTTGAGCTTGGGGATGCCATTGTCGATCGCCGATCGTTTCCAATCGAGACCGTGTTTCTCAGCATCGATCACAACCATGGAGTGTCGAACTGCTGCAGCTAGCTCGGATGCGGAAGCTCCACGAATCGTCATGTCGGTGATGAGATTCGAAACTATACCCATCTCGACTTGTTTGGTTCTGGCACTCATCTTGGTCATACCTTCATAGCCAGGATAAGCACGCTGAGGATCGAAACCCTTAAGACCTTCGAGTGCGGGTGCTGTCTTGATTGATCGGTTGTTGTTCGGGATTACCAGAACCGTGTCACCGTCGAAGTCTGCACCAGACAAGCGAGCAGCAACCTTACTGTGGATACCAATCGCATCTTTGGCATTAGTTCCAATCAGCTTCTTCGCATCCGGATGGTTGTTGTTGACCGTGAGTTCTGGAATCTCGAAGATACCGCCGTGTGGATAGCGAACGAGAACAACCCTTTCGCCATTACGGAAGTTCGGTGCGTATACTTCCGTTTCTTTCATCGTGTTAACCGGTAGTATGACGTGTGAGCCTTGACGTGGCAAAGCTGCAGCCTTCAGATGAACAGCCGAAGAATCAGCGTCATCAGCAAAGGAATCAAGAAGCTTCTTTCTGACGGCGGGGTTGTCGAGAGCTTTGATTTCGTCGAACTCTCGCATCTTCCGCTCAGCAGCCATTTCAAGTTGCTTCTGAGCGAGCTTAGGACTCTGCTTAGATAGCATCTGAGAAGACAACGTCTTCGACCACTTTTCCCAATCACCTTCCTCGTTGACGAGGTTCATGACTGAGGTGAGCTTCTTCTTCCCATCACTACCGATTTCGCCAATCTGCCGTTTGATCACAGCTCCAAATGGAGTGTCTGGATCGTCTTTCATTGGCTTCATGGCGTCGAGTTTGTTTCCGGTTGACTTCTTGTTCGTGTTGAACATGATGTCGGTACCAGCGGGCAGACCATCTTTGTACATGGCCATACCCTTGAGGTAGTGCGTTCCGTCAACAGCTACACGAACTTGGGCATACCTTGCACCACCCAACGATACGTCCTTGACTCCAGGACGAACGTAGATGACTCCGTCGGCGTCTGCGCCCCCCTCTTCTGCATAACGCACCGAAACGCGCTTAGAATCGATCGAGAGGGGCGGCATAATACGATCGTAGGATCGCCCGCCATCTTCGGAGTAGTTCGTGATCTGTTTGATGTTCCCACGATTCCGATAAACTTCGGAGTACGGGGTATCGGGTGCAGCCAAGACCTTGATGGTGGTCTTCTTTCCAGTCCCCAACTGTTCAACGTGAACATAGTGAACTGTGTAGCCCTCTTCTTGCAGCCGAGCCACAGCCGTGCTCAACTTAGTGGAACTGATTGCCAAGTGATGCTCGACGCCGCTTCCGATGTCGATGTAGCCCTTTTCAGCTACCTGCTCTTTGAGCATATTCGACGTAGCCTCGAGGATATCGGCCTTATCTTTCTCACCTGGAGCCAACAGCGCACGTACCGAAGACTCGTTCAACCCCATACGCTTGCCGATGGCTACGTTTGAGTATCCCTTGTCCTTTAGGCGTTGAGCCATGTTGATCTGAGCCTGCTTCTCAGCATTCTTAGCGATCGATCTGGCAGCGCGAAGTTCCGTTGTGGTGAGATTGAAACCTTTAGCAATTTCGGTTTCGCTGAGTCCCTGCTTACGAAGATCGTCCACCACTCCCAGGAAAGTGCGATTCCGCTCTTCCTGTGTTTTGCCGGATCCCCACGGGTATCGACCCGATCTACGAAGAATACCGTAGTGAGCCAACCATTCTTGCTCATCGAATTCCACGGACGACACCTCCCCCTAGACTAGCTCGTCTTGCTTCCACGCTTCGATTCGCTTGTCGAAGGTGATTATCTTGTCCATGATGTGAACGATGACATCGGGATCGGCTTCGTAGATTCGAACTTCATCGTTCTGGTAGATTCGAAGTTCCGTTTCGATCTCGTGTGGCTTAACGAGGTACTCAAGGCAGAAGAGTGCTGCGTAAACCTCGAGTTGATGCTCAGAGGATCTGGTTACACCGTTCTTGAGATCGTGAATCCGGAGCTTACCCTTTCGGAACGAGATCGTGTCTGCAGTTCCATAACAGTTCGGCGAGTAGAACAGAATTTGTTCAGGAACCATCTTGAAACCGATAGCATCGTTCACGTACAGGTTAATCGTCACAGGAG